ATACTACTGAATCGGAAGAGGAAGTAGATTTTATTGCCTTAGTAGAATACCCTGCGATTCAAAAAAACTTCCTTGCTTTCAAGGATCAATTTGTAGAGCCAGGAGCAAACGAATCAAAGGAAGAGTTCCTGCCTAGATGTATCGAATATGTGATCAATGAAGGCAAAGAATCCGAGCAGGCTGTGGCTATTTGCTCAAGCCTTTGGGAGGGTAGATTTGTGGAGGATTCCTACACTGACTATCCGCAAAGTGCAAAGGATAACGCTGAAAGGGGAATCCGTTTAAATGAAGAACAGGGTAATAAATGCGCTACTCAGGTAGGAAAGGTCAGAGCAACTCAGATCATGAAAGGAGAACCACTTTCGAGGGAGACCATCCGTAGGACTTATTCCTACCTAAGTAGGGCAGCAGAATACTACAAGCCTGAAGACACCGAAGCCTGCGGGACTATCTCGTATCTTTTGTGGGGAGGAGAGCCAATGCTTCGATGGGCAGAAAGCAAGATGAATCAGGAGGACTTCCAGGCGGTAGGCTTCAACAAATTTAACATCCAAAACCCTGAACAGCGAATAGTCACTGGTCCACTTATGATTGCGGATCTACCGATCTACCGAAGGGATCAGGATGAGGAATACTATGTGACCTTTTCGGCTGCCGAGATCAAGAAGATAGTGCAGCGGTTTTTCAAGAAAGGGTATCAGTCAAAGGTCAATGTAGAGCACTCTACTCCTGTAGATGGGGTATTCATGTTTGAAAGCTACATCATTGATCGGGAGAAGGGCATCATGCCACCGAAGGGATTTGAGGAGATCTCAAACGGATCTTGGTTCGGATCATTCAAAGTAGAGAATGAAAAGATTTGGGAAGAAGTAAAGGCAGGGACTTTCAAAGGCTTTTCTGTGGAGGGACTTTTCCGATACGAAAAGACAAATAAAGTGGTGACGGAAGAGGAGCAGATCATGGCACAGATTTTCAAAATCCTTGCACAAATTGAACATTAAAAACCTATTTGATATTTACAATTATGAACGCAAAAGAAGCACTAGTAGAAATTAAAAAACTCCTTTTCTCTGAAGCAGAAAAGGCAGCAGCCTTCGCAATGACCGAAGGTAAACTAGTAGATGGCACTGTAGTAGCCTATGACCTTGAGACAGGTGAAATCTTTGTAGTAGGTGCGGAAGGCGAAAGCATCCCTGCACCTGTAGGAGAGCATCAGCTAGAGTCAGGTGAAATAGTGGTAGTCCTTGAAGAGGGAAAGATTGCAGAGATTAAGAAGGCAGAAGAAGAGCCAAAGATCGAAGTAGAGATCGAAGCTGCTGCTGAAGAAGTACCTGCTGAAGAACCTGTGAAGGATGAAGCAATGGCCAAAGTAGAGGAGGCCATGGGTTACCTTGAGAAGAAAGTTGAAGAACTAGCTGCCAAGGTAGAAGAGATGGCAAAGAAGAACGAAGAAATGAAGCAGGCAGTACAGCTTTCTGCAGTAGTTATCGAATCTCTTGCTAAAGAACCAAGTGACAAAGCAATCAGTGCTCCTAACTCCTTCCATAAGGCAATCAAAGTGGAGAAGGATGACCGATTTGCAAACATTCAAAAAGCATTTCAAATTTTAAAACAAAAATAAAATGGCCTTAGATTTATCAGCTTTAACTAACTATGTGAAGGAGAACGAATTGCAGCTTACTTCTGCTGCTATCTTCTCTGCAAAAACTGCTTCTCTTATCGAAGCAAGAGGTAATGTCCAGGTGGGTATCAAATCCGCTGAAACTATTAACATCATGACTACCGATGCAGTATTCCAGGCAGGAGGAACTTGCGGTTTCAACTCAAGCGGAACTACCACTATCACTCAAAGAACTTTGACAGTAGGTAAGATCAAGGTTCAGGAATCTATTTGCCCTAAGACTTTCGAGGCGAAATACACTCAAAAGGCTTTGCGTGAAGGTTCTACTTATGACTACATGGCTTATGCTTCCGAGTATTCTGCACAGAAAGTGGAGAGAATCGGTGCTGCTTTGGAAACTGCTATTTGGCAGGGTGACACTGGATCAGGAACTGCGAACCTTAACAAGTTCAATGGCTTGATCAAAATCATCAACGATCTTGGATTCGGTGGTGCAGGTGATCCTATCAACGGGAACACTTCCAACTTGACTACCTTGACTAAGGCAAATGTTGAGCAGGCTGTAGATGATATTTTTGCTGCTATCCCTGCTGCCCTTTTGGACAAGGATGATGTAGTGATCTTCTGCGGTAATGACACTTTCCGAGAGTATGTACTTGCCTTGAGAGACAGCAATCTTTATCACTACCCAGTAGATGCTGCCAACATGGAACTAGTAATTCCTGGCACTTCTATCAAATTGATCGGTGTGAACGGATTAAACGGAACTGACAAATTGTTCGGACTTTCTATGAGCAACCTTTACCTAGGTACTGACATGCTTAATGAGCAGGATCGCTTCGAATTGTTCTATGCTAAAGAGGCAGACGAAATGAGATTTGTAGTAGAGTTCAAGCTTGGTGTACAAGTAGCCTTCCCTGACGAAGTGGTGTTCTGGAAGCTTTATGTAGCTCCTTAATTTGAATTAAAATATCGGGGAAGGGATTGGCCTTCCCCATTCACACTTTAACTAAGAAAAAATATGCCTTGTGCCTTAACTCAAAATTATACCCTTGACTGCAAAGATTCTATCGGCGGTTTGAAGGAAGTATACTTTGCAGCAGTAGAGGATGTGGCTTCTTGGACAGGTAGCAACGGAACTTATACTGCTGTTACTATGGATGCGAATAAGTATTTTTGGAAGTACGATCTTGTAAAGGAATCTTCCAACTTTGCTGAAGCAGTCAACACCAATGTTCAGAATGGCACTGTATTCTATGCTCAAACTATTGAAATCATCCTTAACAAATTACAAGTAAACACAAGAAATGAGATCCTTCTCCTTGCTAAAAATCAGCTAGTAGCAATCGTGAAAGATAATAATGACAAAATGTGGGTACTTGGCAAGGATAACGGCCTTGATCTAACTGGTGGCGGATCAGGAACTGGAACAGCTTTCGGTGATCGTAATGGCTACACATTGACCTTCACAGGCAATGAAAAAGAACTAGCACCACTATTTACTGGAACTCCTCCTTTGGACTAATTATTTGGTTTGTAGTTTATGTGAAAAGCACCTTCCTTGTGAAGGTGTTTTTTTTTGTGTACATGGGGAAACTATTTTGTATTTATGGGTATGGTTATTATTGAAAAAGGAGAAGCAAGTGCTATCTACATAGCCCTATTTGATAAGAGGCAAACAAGCAGCAACACCTACACCTTTCTATTTCAGCATGAAGTAACAAAGGAAGAGGTGACCTTAACCCTATCGGATGTGAGTGCTCACAAAGAAAGGTATTCGGAGTTTAATATCCTTCAGGCTTCTTTTCAGAATAGCACTGTAGGCTTTTGGCGGTACTATGTAACCCAGGCGGGAAGCGGTGCGAATATCATAGCCACAGGGAAGATGGAGTTGACTGCGGTCAATCTAAGTACAGCGGGAGTAGTCAGATACAATGGCTATAACGGAAACTACAAAACTTATACAACAGCATGATAAAGTTTTTCAAATTTGATCAAGTGCCTTTGCCTATTTACAAGGAAGTAAAAGGGAAGGACTGGATTTACTATGGCGAGCGAAATGACTATCCAAACTACCTGCTTAGGATCTACAATAATTCGGCCAAGCATAATGCCATAGTAACAGGCAAGGTAGACTACATCTGTGGGAATGGGTGGAGCGTAAAGGCAGAAGATGAGATGCAGAAGGCCAAGGCCTATGGCATGATCAATAAAGTAAATTCTGAAGATGAATCCTTGAATGAGTTAACTAAAAAGTTAACTACTGACATGACGATTTTCGGAGGCTACTATCTCCAGGTGATTTGGACTAAGGCCACAGGGGAGATCGCTGAACTTTACCATGTTGACTACTACAAAGTCAGAACGAATGCAGACAATTCAGAATTCTATGTTTCCGATAATTGGATCAAGAATGATAATGTCAATCCTAGACCTGACTATGAGACCTTCCCTGCCTTTGATCCAAACAATAGAACAGGATCACAGATTCTTTACTTTAAGGAATATAGAGCGGGAGCAAATACCTACTCTTTGCCTGACTATCGGGGTGCAATCTCCTATATTGAACTAGATATTTCGATTGGCGAGTACCACTTGAATACGATCAATAACGGAATGTTCTCTAGCAAATTGATCAACTTGAATGGAGGTAAGGTCAGCCAGGAAGAAGAGGATCGGATCGAGAGACAATTCAAGGACAAATTTTCAGGTAGCAAGAATGCAGGTAAATTCATGCTTGCGTTTAATGACAGCAAGGAGAATGAGCCTTCGATAGTAGACTTATCAGGCACTGAATTAGACAAGCACTTTGACCTTTTGAATAAGACAGTGCAGCAAGAGATTTTTAGCGGTCACAAGGTTTCTTCTCCTATGCTATTCGGCATTAAAACCGAAGGACAACTTGGAGGCAGATCCGAGATTCGTGAAGCATACGAACTATTCCAAAACACCTACATCAATACAAAGCAGCGAAGCCTAGAGGAGACGATCAATTACCTTTTTAAGTTTAATGATCTCACAGCCCTGCTTGAACTACGCAAAACAGAACCTATCCACTTTGAATTCTCGGAGGCTATTATTTCGGCCAACATGACACAGGAGGAGATCAGGGAGAAGCTAGGATTGAATCCTATCGAGAAGAAGGAATCAGCGGGATCGCAGGACATTATCAACTCATTGAATAGCCTTTCTCCTTTGATTGCTACCAAGGTAGTAGAATCTATGGATGTGAACGAATTGCGAGGCCTTATAGGGCTTCCAATTAGATCCGAGATAGTTACACCTACTGCAATCAATGAAGCACCTGTGGGGCAGCCTGATGCCTTTGAAGATCATAAGCACTTGAACTGCTCAATTTCAGAT